TTGTATGTATGGATCTTGTTGCATAATCAGAGGAATATCATCAAATGTGAAAGGAATTCCGTTGATGAAATACATGTCTACAATTTCACCATTGTGGTAACAATATGAGGAGGTGATTTTGTAGTGGTATGACATCTTACATATCTGCAATTTTATCCAGTCTTGTTAATGTTTCTTCCATTTCTGAAAATAAATCATTAATATTATTTCCCTTAAAACCAAGAAACTCTGCGGCTTCTTGAATTCTTTCTTTCATTTCTAATGCTTCGGGATCATCAGAAAGTGAGAGACGGAAGTATAAGTTCTTCTGTTTCTCCAGAAAAGTTCTCATGAGTTCCACATGTTCCTTTCTTTCGCCCCGATCCATGATTGGAGCTCTAAAAGTTTCTTGAATAATTTGTTGTTGAAGTTCTTCCATCTCTTTGATGGATTCCCTTACCATTTCGGATTGAAAAAATCCACTCACAATACGATCTCCTTTAGGGTTTGTGTATACTTTTCCTTATCAATATTTAGGAATGATTTGTATTTTTTAATGCGTAAGCTGACGGATTCCCACACTGGATCTAAGAGTTTTTTATCAAATTTTTTAGAGAAATTCAAGATTATATCTACAATTACTAAGGTTTCTATAGATATAGAATTCTGCAAATACTTCCTGAGAATTTCTGGATGAGATGATCCAGTAATCTCAAATAACTCATTGAAGTTATCTTTGCGAATAAAAACTTCAGCCTCTGTCTTGAAGAGATAGTAGAGACTTTGTGATCTTTTTAACCAGTTGGAATAATTTTGTTCACCTGACTCAATGATTTCACCGATCCAGAGTTTCGCAGGATCATCACATTCTACAAAATTAGCTAAAAAATAATGGCGGATTTCGTCATCAGACTTTTGACGAGACATGCGTTCAAAGAAGTAACGATCTTTTCGTTTATTAAATGATTCCTTTGAAGCTCTTGACTTTCCGCAATATTGAAAGTAGTCGTAGTTTTCTTTAGTGAAATGATTCTTGAATGCCAGGTATGTTTTATATACCTCTATTGGCGTCATCAGAATACTAATTTAGCACGAGTTGTTTTCTTTAAAAAGTTAAGTTGAGTTGCCTCATTCTTTAATTTTTCTTTCAATGGTTTTGAAATGAGTTTAGATACTGATTCAAATTCAATACCATTCTCTTCACAATAAGTGACGATGGCTTCAATGTAATTGATTTTTGAATTCATCACAAGATGTTCAATATCTTGAGCAAACTTAGACTGACAGAGAAATTTCTCTTTGATAAGTGAATTTACATCTTCAGTATTATTCTGCATAGGTTTCTGTATGATGAGCGACGAACTCTCGGATGTATTTGGTAAGAAGTTTAATATAGTGACCTTTGTTTCTTTTTTCATAGACAAAACATTCTCCGTTGTCAGCAACCATAATAGTAATCAGTTTTTGAACTGGTATTCCAGTCATTTCATAATACATGCAAGCATATGCTGTTTCCTGGACAAAATAGTTTTCAATCCATTCTTCAGGTTTTATTTTCTTTGAAGTTTTAAAGTCAATAACTGCGAGCTCTCCTTCGTACTCAGCGATGCAATCTACTCTGCCCGCAAGTCCCAAGTAGTCACTATAAAGTGACTTTTCTAAAGCATGTATGTTATTTATACGATCTAGATAGGGTTTGGCCGCAAGAAAGAGGAACTTTGTAACAGGAAGAGGATCATATTTGTCAATGTCTTCATTCAACAAATACTTTTCTACAATATCATGAAACTTAGTTCCACGATCTGTTGCGATTCTGGTAATCTTATTGGCTTCTTCCTCGCCAACTTTTTTACGCCATTCAACAAACTTTTGTCTACCATAAAAACTGGTAATAGAGGTAATAGAGGGATACAACTTACCAGAAGGAGTACGATAAAATCGTGTGCCCTCAATATTTTCAGCTTGTAGATCAAGCTCCTCTTTTAAATAATCTAAATGTACGAACATTACATACCCAAAGCTATCTTTGTAACAATATAGTTTTTGACAAGTCCAGAACGAACAATATCATCAACTCCAAATTCTACACTGGAAAAATCATATTCCATTGCACGAATAATTTTCATAAAATCTAGGATCCCATTTTTTTCATGGGTTTTAACAAGATCAGTCTGAGTAGCATCGCCACAAAATATGATCTTACTATTTTCACCAATACGAGTAATTATACTATCTAATTCATGAAAGTTCAAGTTTTGCATTTCGTCTACAAGAACAATTGCATTATCTAGAGTAGTACCACGAATAAAAGAAGTAGACCAGAATGAAATTGTTTCCTGAGCTTTTAGATTACCATAGAGCATATCAAAGTCTGCATCAGAAGGCAGTTCAAACATGTACTTACACATGTTCTTATATGGAATCTGATAGAGTGAAGACTTATCCTCATGGTCTCCAGGAAGAAAACCAATCTCTCTCGTAGAGACTAGAGACCTTACAATGTAAACCTTTTCATAAGGAGTTCTTTCATCTAAAACATCTTTAAGTGCAAGGTATAACCCCACAAAGGTTTTACCTGTACCCGCAGCACCATAGGCAAAAATATTTTTACCTTTTTTATACTCATCAAAAAAGATCTTTTGATTATCCGTCAGTGGAGAAATATCCACCATCAAATCAGAATTGATTGGTTTCTTACGACGCAATTGTTTTGCGCTCATGCCAATCCCAATGTTGCCGTTAGATGTTTTTCTTTGTCTTGCCATTTAGATTTTTTTCACACGAGAACCAGGCGCTTTTCCGGCCTTTGTGAGAACATCATTCCAGCCTGGATTTCTGGAAATGAGTTTATCTTTCCACTCGCCTACTTCACCAGAACCAGGACAGGTTGATGGGTCACTCCAATCTCTGTCCCATTCTGGATTATCTGTTTTCCACTGATCCCAGTCGTGAATACTCATTTCCACTTCTTTCTGTTCACCAGTGGTTTTATTAATCACAGGGTAAGTCGCCATTTAAGTAATAAAGTTCAGTATAATTTATTTATTGACTGTTTTTTGAGCAATATAATGTTGAGATGATAGTTGTTCTATATTCCATTCTATCACAGGTTCCATGTAATAACTACTTTCTTCCGTTAGTTTATATTTTTTATGATTGGTTCTATTATGCTTTTCTAAGAGCAACTTGTGTATTACATTATCGTCTTCGATATCATGGTATTTTTTAATATGGTCTCTGATGGTTTGTTCTATGTTTGGATGTTCAGTGTAGGCTTGAAAGTTTTCAACTCTCTTTTTGGCTAAATGTGGTAGAGAAAATAAAGTGTTTAATTCAAACTTAATCCCAACATGAGTTAAACCTAAAATCAATATCCTTTCATAAATTTCAGTATCTTCCCAAGCAGCATACTTAGACATGTTTTCATTATAACCACCGATCTTAAGGTAGTTTTCTCTTGTGATGTACAAAGTTCCCCACAAAGCTTTGAAGAACAGGTGTTTTTGTTGTTTTGCTGTTTTTGATGGATCTTTTTCTCCATTCAAATTCCAATCTTCATCTGTGCCTGTTAAAAACGACTTATCATCAATCTTATGATAATCAAAGAAATTAAAATATGGATTCATAATAGTATCCGAATCCAATTTCAAAATATATTCATTTCTTGTTAAAGATGCAGCCAAATTTAATGGTTGAGGTTGATTAAAGTATGGTTCGTTTGGAACACTAATCACCTTGATTCTTGAATCTAATTTAGTCAAATGATCAATTGGATCATCAGAATTCCAATCTGTTACTATAATTTCATCTACTTCATCAAATTGAATCCATGAAGATATGGCCACTGATAGAGCTTTACCTCTATTTTTACATGCGGATATTATTGAAACTGACATATTATTGACTAATATCTAATTCAGAGTAATCTAGTTTTTGAAGTTCCTCTGGTTTGATTTCTTTTGTAAGAAACTTTCCATCTTCATTATATTCTACAATATAATTATCTTCTGTTGTATCGACAATTGTGCATGTAGTCCAAGCCTGATCTTTTGATACTGCGTTAGTTTGGTAGTACATGTTACCTCCTTAGGCGGCATTGGTATATATTACCATTCCAGAGCTTCTGAAACGGATGGGAATTGTTGTTTAAAAACTTCTTTACATT